TCAGAAGGGCGGCATAACAACAACTGGGTATAGCTTATCAAGCCCACAAAACTGTCCGAACGGACGGGGCCACCTCTGGAACTCTCCCGCACCTTTATCGCAGCAGTGCGATCAGCCCCGGACCTTGAGATGATGCGGGCGGAAGCTGCCATGACCGGCAAGGTCCTCGGCTATTTCTGCGATTTTGCGGAGGATGAGCGATGAGCCGCGTCACCCGCAAAAAGCGTTATGACTGGTCCAAGTTCTGGTGGAAGGACTGGCAGAATGACCTTGCCCTCAAGTCCTGTTCATACGCTGCACGCGGTCTGTGGATGGAGATGCTGGCCATCATGCACGCTGCGGATCGCATCGGTTTTTTCGAGATTTCTGGCAGGAAAGTCAGTGCAAAACAGCTTGCAGGACTGACGAACGGAAGCGATCGGGAAGTGCGGAAACTGCTTGCCGAACTGGAAGAAAATGGCGTGTTCAGCGTCGATGAAGAGGGCTTCATTTTCTCCCGCCGCATGGTGCGGGACAAGGAAAACTCTGACATTTCGGCGGAACATGGGCGCAAGGGGGGTAATCCCGCACTGGTCCAAAATGATGCCGAAAATGATGGGGAGGGGGTTAACCCCCCGGTTAAGGGGCAGGATAAGCCAAGGGATAAACTCAAGAAGCTAGAAGCTAGAAATACCCCTATAGTCCCCTTGCCAGGGGACGAATTTTTCGACGACGCTGAACCGCCATCCGACCCCAGACCCAAAACCCGCCGTGCCAGCAGCCCCGCGCCGGACGAGGCGGCGTTCGGGCAGTTCTGGGCGGCCTATCCGCGGAAAGTGGGCAAGCCCAAGGCGCGCCGTGCGTTCGCCACGGCCATCGGCAAGGCCAGCCTCGAAACGCTGCTCGCCGCCATTGTGGCGACGCCGTGGTCGTCCGATGCGAACTACATTCCCCATCCCGCAACCTGGCTCAACAACGAGCGCTGGGCGGATGAGGGCGTGCTTCCCGAACCGGCAGCGGATGAGATGAAATACGACAGGGCGGCCTACGACGAAGCTGCCCGACGGTGGGCGAAAAACGGCTACGAGGGCCTGTCGCCCCGGCTGGAGCATTTTCCGCTGAAGGAAGCCGCTCATGGCTGAGGTCCTGCATTTCGAGCCGAAGGTGCAGGACGTACCCACAAACGCGCTGGCCGAAGCCTGCGTGATCGGGTCGATCCTGCTGAACAACGCGGCCTATGACAGCGTGGCGGACGTGGTGAAGCCAGCGCATTTCTACCACACCGACATGGCCGAGATGTTCCGGCTGGTGCAGGGCGAAATCACATCTGGCCGACAGGTCTCGCCCGTGACCATCGCGCCCCAGATCCGGTCGAGCGAATATCTGGGTGCTGAGTGGCAAGCGAAGAACCTGCCGCGCATCATCTCGGCCGCTGATGTGCGCATGGCCCGTGAGGCTGCGCGCTCGGTTGCCGCGTGCTGGGTCAAGCGGTCGATCCAGACCTATGCCGACGAAATGCGGGCACGGGCCGCCAGTTCCGAAGCAACAGCCGATGACATCCTGACCGAGGCGCTGGAGCATCTGGAAGCCCTGTCCAAGGGCACCGATGCCAGCAGGCCAACCGTCACGGCATTTGCCGCCGGGCAGACGCTGATGGAGGAAACGAACAGCCATTGGCAGGCGGGGCAGTTTCTGTCCGGGCTGGATACCGGCTTTGCAGAACTGAACAACCGGATCCGTGGCTTTCGGCCAGGCGCGATGTATGTCGTTGCAGCACGGCCCGGCATTGGAAAATCCGGGCTTGCGCTGTCGCTGGCGGTAAGGATGGCCCGACTGAACGGGCGGGGCCTTTTCTGGTCAGGCGAGATGTCGGCTGAGGAACTGATGGGCCGTGTCATCGCCGCCAGGGTTCGCATGCCGCTGGACATGGTGTTGACCGGGATGAACGACCGGGCAGGACAGCCGGAGCGGATCAGCCAGCACGATATGACCCGGATGGTCGAGGCTTCCATGGCGTTGAAGGAAATCCCGCTTTCGATCGATGACCGGGAAGGGATCACGGTGCCTCAACTGTTGGCCCGTGCCCGGCAGTTGAAGCGTTCGAAGCGGGGGCTGAAGTTTGTCGTGGTGGATTACATGGGGCTGATGCGTGGTTCCACTGTGGCACGGCGTTCAGGTAACCGCACGCTGGAAATGACTGAGATCAGTGGCGACCTTGCCCGCATGGCGCGGGAACTCAAGGTGCCTGTCATCGCCCTGTCACAGCTTAACCGGCAGTCCGAAAACCGGGAGGACAGGCGGCCCGTATTGTCCGACCTGCGTGATTCCGGTGCAATCGAGCAGGATGCCCGGTGCGTCATGGCCCTCTACCGCGAGGAACACGTCCTGCAGACCCGGATGGGCACAGATGGACAGCCGGTGCGAAACACGAACGAGACGGATGTGATGTACGAAAAACGCCGGGTGGCGTTTCTTGATGCGCTCGATCGGTCACGCGGAAAGGCCGAGATCATCGTGCTGAAAAATCGGGGTGGGCGCACGGGTATCGTGGACATGCTGTTTGATGGTCCGACAACGTGGTTCCGCGATGTGGGTGCAGGGGAGCGATCAGAAGCATGGTGAGAAGAAAACTGTACCAATCCATGTATTCATATAATAAAATTGGCCTGCGGAAGTTTATCCCCGGCGTCCTGTTGCATGAATGAGCGGGAAAATACAGGCGGCTATATATCAGATACTGTTCGGAGCACAGGCATGGCAGTGATGCAGGACGAGATTTACCGGGTCGGCAAGCTGTCGCTGGATGTCGGACGGCATGTGCTGGCTGGCCCTCGTGGTGAAGTGCTGCTTGCGCGTGTGCCGTTCCGCATCATGGAAAAACTGATGCGGCGGGAAGGGGTGATTCAATCGCAGGATGCGATAACGCAGGCGATATGGTCTGACCCCGATGATGAGCCGGACGATCCGGGGCGTGTGATCCGGGAGAAGATCAGCAAGCTGCGTGGCCTGATCTGCCTGATCGGAACAGAAGGACCGAGCGGGGTCGAGATCAGGAATGAACGCGAAGTTGGATATTACATTCAGTCGAGGAAAAGCCGATGAGACGCAGCGTTACCAATAGCGAGAACGACGCATACGAAAAGATGGTGGCCGGGTTGCGGCATGCCGAGGAGGCTGCAGCGGAACTGGCCATGCATCGTAGCGATCCGATGTTCATGCAGATTGCCACCAATGTGGGGCAGATGCGCGAGCGGATCATCAGGATTGGGCATATGGCTGCCGTCAAGCGGGTGGGGATGTAAGGCATGGCGCGCGGACACGATACGCGTACCACCGGTCAACGCGCGCGTTTTCTTGAGCATCTGGCGAACTCTGGGAACGTGACGGCATCCTGCGCGGTTGCAGGCATTGATCGGTGCGCCGCGTATCGCATGAAGCGCGAGGACGAGGATTTTTCCGAAGCATGGAAGGCGGCCATGGATCAGGCCGTTGACACGCTTGAGGCAGAAGCGTGGCGCCGTGGCCGGGATGGCTACGACGAGTATGTCACCTGCAAGGATGGTCTGGTTCTCGACAGGGAAGGCAAGCCGGTCCTGCAGCGCCGTTATAGCGACAGCCTGCTGACCACGCTGCTCAAGGCGCACAGGCCGGAGAAATACCGCGACCGCTCGACCGTTGACATGAACATCAACACGGACATTGCCGCGCTGATCGATGAAGGGCGCAGGCGGGCGCGTGGCGGCTGATATTGAAGCCCTGCTGGCGGAAGAGATTGCCAGCTATAGCCTCGCCCCGCTGGGTTTCGTGCTGTTTGCGTTCCCGTGGGGCAAGGAAGGCACGGACCTTGCCAATGCCGCCGGGCCACGCAAATGGCAGCGCGAGATCCTGCAATCGGTCGGTGACCGCCTGAAAGAGGGCTATGCGCCAGAACACGTCCTGATGCCCGTCCTGCAGGCGGTCAGTTCCGGACATGGCATCGGCAAATCGGCGCTGGTGTCGATGCTGATCGCGTGGGCGCTATGCACGTGCCCCGATACCAAGGTGGTGGTGACGGCCAACACCGAGCCCCAGTTGCGTACCAAGACGTTCCCCGAAATCAGCAAATGGTTCCGGCTGCTGATCTGCTCGCACTGGTTCAAGGTGCATGGCATGTCGATCCATTCCACGCTACCGGGCCACGACAAGACGTGGCGGGCAGATGCGGTCACGTGGTCCGAAACCAACCTTGAGGCGTTTGCCGGGCTGCACAACGTGGGTCGTCGCATCCTGCTGGTATTCGATGAGGCTTCGGGCATCATCGATCGTGTGTGGGAAGTGGCGGAAGGCGCGCTGACTGATGAGGGGACAGAGATCATCTGGTGCGCGTTCGGGAACCCCACGCAGCCCGTTGGCCGGTTCTTTGAATGTTTCAACAGGCAGCGCCACCGCTGGCATGGCAGGCAGATCGACAGCCGGACGGTAGAAGGCACGAACAAGCGGCTGTTCGAGGAATGGGCAACAGCCTATGGCGAGGACAGCGACTTCATGCGCGTGCGTGTGCGCGGCCTGTTCCCGCGGGCAGGCTCCATGCAGTTCATCGGCACGGACGCCATCGAGGCAGCCGCCCGGCGTGATGTGGCGGCCATCCTGTCCGATGCGCTGGTCATTGGCGTGGACGTGGCGCGATATGGCGATGACCAGTCGGTGATCTTTTTCCGCAAGGGTCGCGATGCCAGGCTGATCCCGCCGATCAGGCTGCGCAACGTGGACACGATGCAGCTTGCCGCCCGCGTGGCGGATGAAGCCGCCCGGTATGGCGCGGATGCGGTGTTTGTCGATGGTGGTGGCGTCGGTGCCGGGGTCGTTGACCGCTGCAGGCAGTTGCGCGTGCGTGGCCTGATGGAAGTGCAGTTTGGCGGAAAATCCGACCGCGTGAATTACGATATCCAGTCCGAAAGCTATGCCAACAAGCGTGCGGAGATGTGGGGCACCATGCGGGCGTGGCTGAAAACCGGCGGTATACCGGATGATGAGGAACTGCGCACGGACCTTGCTGGCCCGTGGTATTTCTTCAATACGCGTAACGAGATCATCCTTGAGCGCAAGGAAGACATGAAGAAGCGCGGACTGGCATCGCCTGACGTGGGGGATGCGCTGGCGCTCACCTTTGCCTATCCCGTCGCACCGTCACAGTTTTCGGGCAGCCCCGCCGGTCCCGTAGGGCAACAGGTGCATGGCGACTACGACCCCTACGCCTGACACCACACCATACTAACAAACGGCCCGCACAGGGCTGGCATGGGCATTTTCAAATCTCCGAAGGTGATAACCCCGACGCCTGCGCCGATGGCGGGCCAGACGGTAAACAATACCGTGCAGGGGTTGCAGAACTCGACCACGCAGGCCGCGCGCATGGCTGGCGGCATGGGATCGACCATGCTGACCGGACCATCGGGGCTGAGCCAGACCGCGACCAACACGCCCAAAACGCTGCTAGGCGGCTGACATGGCGCGCGCCGCACCGTCTGACGATACCAGTCCCGAGCAGGAAACCCGCGACGAGATAGATCGCCTGATCGTGCTGATGCGCATGGACCGGTCATCGTGGCGGGAAACGTGGCGTGAGATCACGTGGTACATCATGCCCACGCGGGGGCGGTATAATAACCTGCTGCCCAACCAGGGATCGCGCGGCCTGCCCAAGGGCACGCAGATTGTGGACCGCACGGCGACCAAGTGCGTGGGCGATCTGGCGGCGTTCCTGATGGCAGGCATCACCAGCCCGGCGCGTGACTGGTTCCAGCTTTCCACCAATAATGACCAGCTGAATGACGACCCGGATGTAAAGCAGTGGCTGGCCATCGTGCAGAAACGGCTGCAGCGCGTGTTCGCCACCGGCAATTTCTACAACGCCATGGCCCAGCTTTACGAGGAAATCGCGGGATTTGGCACGGGCGCGGTCATCATCCAGCAGGATTACGAGGACGTGGTGCGGTTCTACCCGCTCACGGCTGGCGAATACTTCATCATGCAGAACGCGCGGATGGAGATTGATACGCTGGTGCGCGAGTATGTGCAGAACGTGCGCCAGGTGGTCAGCAAGTTCGGGTATGAGAACTGTTCGCCTACCGTGCAGGGCCTGTACGACAGCCGCCAGCTTACGCGGGAAATCCCCGTGGTGCACGCCATCATGCCCAACCTTGACCGCGTGCCGGGCGCAATCGGCTGGCGGGGCGCGCCATATATCGGCGTGTATTACGAATACGGTAACCCGAGCGTGCCGGTCCTGCGTGTCGAGGGCTATCCCGAAAAGCCGTTCATCTGTCCGCGCTGGCATGCCGTGTCCAACGATGCGTACGGCCACGGTCCGGCAGAAGACGCGCTGGGCGATGTGAAGTCGCTGCAGCTTGCCCAGTTACGCTGTGCCGAAGTGGTGGACAAGTTCGCCCGTCCGCCCATGCAGGCTGACGCCGCGATGCAGAACGGGCTGGTCAGCCTGATCCCCAACGGCATCAACTTCATTCCCGGGCTGAACACCATGGGCAATGGCGCGGGCCTGCGCCCGGTGTACCAGACCAGCCCGGACATTGCGCCGCTGGTCGAACGCATACAGGCGTTTCAGGAAGCCATTCGCACCACGCTGAAGAATGACCTGATCCTGATGGTCAGCCAGATGGATCAGGCGCAGCCGGTGACGGCAGCGGAGATCAATGTGCGCCAGCAGGAGAAGCTTCTGGCCCTCGGCCCGGTGCTGGAGCGGTTCCATAACGAGGCGCTGAACCCGATCATCAACGTGACCCTTGGCATCATGGAGCGCGGCGGTCTGCTGCCGCCACGCCCCCAGCAGATGGGGACCGGGCCACTCAAGGTCAATTACATTTCGGTGCTGGCGCAGGCCCAGCGCGCGACCGAGACCACGGGCATCGAGCAGTTCGTGCGCTTCTGTGGCGGTCTGGTCAGCGTGGACCAGAGCGTGATGGATAACGTGGATCTGGATCAGGCCGTGGACATTTACGGCAACCTGCTCAGCATCAACCAGGCGATCATGCGCGACCCGCAGGCCGTGGCCCAGATGCGCCAGCAGCGTGAATATGCCCAGCAGCAGCAGGCGGCAGCCGAACAGGCGCAGCAGATGGCGGCGGGCGCCAAGAACCTGTCCGACACGGATGTGGGGGGCGGCCAGAACGCATTGCAGGCGATCATGTCCGGCATCGGGGGTGGCGGCTGATGTATGACCCGCATGATCCCGAACAGGTCAGCGAGCGGCGCACGCGACGGAAGGCACGCGCCGCAACCGATCAGCTTGACCTTGCATGGGTGGCATCCGATCCGCGCGGTCGGCGCGTACTGCTGCGCATCCTGAACGAGACGCAGTTCATGGCCGGGTCATTCGTGCCGGGCGACCCGCTGGCGACCGCGTTTCGCGAAGGTCAGCGCGATATCGGCATCAAGCTGCACACGGTACTAACAAACGCGGGTGAAGGCGTCCTGAGCAATATCCTCATGGAGAGCCTGAACGCGGATGAGTGATGAATCCACAAGTGCTGCTGCGCCTGCTGATACCGCTGTTGGTGGCGGCGCAACCGACACCATTCTGGGCGGTGGCACGGACAGCACGCCGACCGGGGCGCAGGAGCCTGCGGGCGGAGCGGCGACCGAAGGCGCATCCCCGAATGGCAACGGCGCGCCGGAAGGCGGCGAACAGGAAAAGCCGCCTGAAAAGCCTGCCATCCCGGAGAAATACGAATTCACGCCGCCCGAAGGTTTCAGCGTCGATGAAAAGGCGATGGGCGATTACGAGACCGCAGCGCGTGAAGCCGGACTGACACAGGAGCAGTTCAGCGCGATTACGCAGCACGGCCTGCAGTTCGTCCAGCAGCAGCTTGAACAGGCCGGTCAGGCCCAGCACGAACAGGCGATGAAGTGGCGGCAGGAAGTCCTGTCCGACCGCACGCTGTCCGATGGCACCGGCCTGAACCCGGACGCCAAAGCGGCAGCCGATCGCGTGATCCAGTCCTATGGCGGCAGGGATCTCGTGCAGGCGCTGGCCGAGACGGGCGCTGGCAACAACCCCACCGTCATCCGCGCCTTCGTGCAGATCGGCAAGGCGATGGGTCTGGCCGAACCGCCCGACAAAGGAAGGCCCGCGCCGGAAAAGCGTGGTGGCAGCACATTCGAAGATATGGCCCAGCGGCTGTATCCATCCAAATAGGAGCATAACCGGTGGCAACCATTTCCAGCACCACCTGCCTGACGCTGGCCGACTGGGCCGCGCGGCGCGAGGACGGCGAGATCGCGGATATCGTGAACCTGCTGTCCCAGACCAACGAAATCCTTGATGACATGCTGTGGAAGATGGGCAACCTCGCCACCGGCAACAAGACGACCGTGCGCACCGGGCTTCCTGCGGCCACGTGGCGTATGCTCAACTATGGCGTGCCGCGCGCCAAGAGCACGACCGCGCAGATCACCGATAGCTGCGGCATGCTCGAAACATATTCGCTGGTGGACAAGGATCTGGCGAACCTTGAAGGCGATGTTGCCGCCTTCCGCCTGTCCGAGGACATGGCCTTTATCGAGGGCATGAACCAGCAGATGGCGGGCACGCTGTTCTACGGTACCGAACAGAGCGACCTCCCGGCCTTCACCGGACTGGCGCCGCGCTACAGCACGGTCGATGCGACCAGGGCGGCCAACGCCGTCAACGTGATCGACGCAGGCGGCCGGGGCACCAGCAACACATCCATGTGGCTGACCTGCTGGGGGCCGACTACGGCGTTCGGCATTTTTCCCAAGGGGCGCATTGCCGGTCTGCAGCGCAATGACGTGACGACCGATGCGCCGGTGCTGGATGCCAACGGCAACCCGTATCAGGCGTACCAGTCCCACTACAAATGGGATTGCGGCCTGACCGTGCGTGACTGGCGTTATGTGGTCCGCATCGCCAACATCGACGTGGACAGCCTGACGGGCGACAGTGCCGCCAACCTGATTTCCATGCTGGTTGCCGCCGTGCACAAGATCCCCACCATGCCGCGTGGTGTGACCAACGTGCAGACCGCAACGCAGGCGACCGGCGGACAGCCGCTTTCGTGGGGGCGTCCGGCCATCTACGTCAACCGCACGCTCGGCACGGCGCTGGACCTGCAGGCGCTCAACAAGACCAACGTGCTGCTGCAGATGCTGGAATGGGACGGCAAGCCGGTCACGGCCTTCCGTGGCATCCCCATCCGCACCTGCGACCAGATCCTGAACACCGAAGAAACGGTCCAGTAAGGAAACCGCCCAGATGATCATTGATGGACTGCTGCTGTTCAGCAACGCGCAGGACCTGACCGCGCTCGCGGCCGGTGCTGCTACCCCCTCGACCAACATTATCGACTTCTCGCAGAACCGTGATTTTGGGCCGACAGGTCCGTTCAAGGTGTTTGCCGAATGCGGCACGCTGCCCATGCCCGCAGGTGAACCGGCATCCGCCGGGGCGGCTACGGTCGCATCCGGCGCGGTAACGGCCATTGCTGTTGCATCTGCCGGTTCCGGATACTCGGAAGCGCCTGCCGTGACCATCACCGGCGGTGGCGGCACGGGGGCCACCGCAACGGCCGTCCTGACGGACGGCAAGGTGTCAGGCATCGAAGTGACCGCAGGCGGCACGGGCTATACGTCCGCGCCCACGGTGACGATCGCCGCGCCGTCCGACGCGACCATGGATGTTGCGGTGCAGATCTCGCAGGATGGCACCAACTGGGACACGCTTGAGGAATTTCCGGGCATCGACCTGGGGCTGCTGTCCCAGCGCACACCGTTCCTTGTGCGCGCCAAGCCTGCGTTTTCCAACACGCTCTACCGCTACATGCGCCTGACCTATAACCCGTCCGTGGCCCTCACGGCTGGCACGGTCACGGCTGGCATCAATCTGGATGTTCCCGCGAATGTCCCGTATTCCCGCAACTACGTGGCGTGAGGCGCACCATGGCGAAATACAAGGTTCTCACCAAAAGCTACATCGGCGGCAAGGTCGAGGAACCGGGCGCCATCATCCAGTATGATGGCAACCCCGGGTCCAACCTGGAACCGCTGGATGCCGCCGCCGAAAAGAAGATGGCGGAATACCAGAAGCAGGTTGGCCAGCGCATCAGCGCATCCGATCCCCGATTCATCGCCGCGATGATCGACAGGCAGGGTCAGTAAGGCACGGCCTGTGACCACGCAGATCGACCTGTGCAACGCGGCACTCCTGCGGGCAGGAACGCGCAGCACGATCACATCTCTGACGGACGGATCGGCTGAGGCGACCGCCTGCGGCGCATTCTGGCAGATGTGCCTTGATACGCTGTTCTCGGCGTATCAGTGGCGCTTCTGTCGCGTCACAGCCACCGGCACCGGTGCGGCCAGCACGGACCCGCAATGGCAGTATGAGTTCCAGCGGCCAGCCGACTGCGTGACGGTGCACAAGATCCTGCCTGCGACGGCGCCCCACCATCCGCCGATGGACCGTGAGGCACAGCATGCGCTGTTCCGCGCCTGTTTGCCGTTTGGCGAGGGCGTGGGGACGGCTGGCACATCTGATACCGGACCCGTCATCCGCACCAACCATGCCAGCGTTCAGGTGCAGTATGTCTCGAATGCCCAGCCCATCGACAACTGGCGACAGCAGTTCCGTGAGGCGTTCACATGGGCGCTGGCGGCTGAAATCGCCATTGCCGTAACGGGCAGCGGCGAGATCGCGGCCCAGATGCGCAGCATGGCGTCCACGGCATTGCAGCAGGCCATGCAGGCCGATCAGGTGCTGGAACAGCAGACTGCCGATTACGTGCCTGACTGGATCAGGGTGCGCGGCATGCCCGCACTGCGGGATGAATGGCGTCCGATCCGCTCGGTGAACGAGACATTCCCCGGCGGCTTCGTGGTCGGGGACGCCGCCGCGAACAGTCCGATACCGGCGCACCTGACGCCTGCGGATACGCTGAACGGCGTTCCGGACATGGGATTGCGCCGCAAGGCCATAGCCAATCGCGACAGCCAGTATATTCCCGCCAGCACGCCGGACAGCCGCATCGGCATCCTGACCATAGGGGTCAGCCCCGTTGGGTGGCGCAGGCCCTATCATCGAGACATCACCCTCGGCGCGCAGCCGGGCGACGGAGAGGTCGAGGCATGAGCTTCCCATTCGGCAACGGGTCATTCCCCAGATGGAACGTGAATTATATTCCAAGCTGGGATGAATGGCAGTCGTGGTGGTCACGCAAGGCGGATGATGGCGCGCTTTCGAATGAGACGGCCCGCGCGCAACAGGCAGAGCAGAAGAATGCCGCCGCCATTTCCGCAGAGGTTGCCCGGGCAACGGCAGCCGAGCAGGCAAATGCAGGAAACATATCCGCGAACGCCGCCGCCATTTCTGCGGAGACGGCACGGGCAGAAGCCGAAGAGGCCTCCCAGCTATCCCGCATCAGGCTCATACCCATCCTGAAAGATTATGGCGCAAAGGGGGATGGGACGACTTCGGATCAGGCGGCCATCGCCGCAGCCATAAACGCCGATGTTCCGGTTCTGGTGACAGCCGGGGATTACGTCTGCGACCTGACGGACACGTTTGCCTCCACGGCGCAATGGCATGCGGCATCAACGGGTTTTGCTCTCATAGGGACAGAGCGCGTACCGTTCGGAGATGTATATGACGACCTGACGCTCTATGTGGGGAGCGGCCATGTTTTCTCGACATTACAGGCAGCCCTGACCTATCTGGAAGGTCGTTCGCTGTATGCGGATGTCACCGTGCAGATTGCGGACGGGACCTATGCCTGTTCGCAGCACCATTTCAATCACCCGCAGGGCGCGCGCGTTTCGATCATCGGGAACACGTCGGCTCCTGCGAATGTGGTGTTCAACTGTGACGCGTCCAACCGGCAGTCCTTCCTTCTGGTGGACCAGGCATGCGCGGTCAATATCGTTGACGGCATGACCATCAACGGTAGCGGGTGGGTATCGCACGGCGTATGGACTGCGGATTGCGTCGGTTGCGGAGTGCAGGCGGACGCAGGCGCGTCCGTTTACGTTGGTTCGAATGTGCGTATCAACAAATTCTATTACGGTATCCGTGCAAACACAGGGGCATATGTCGGCGTTTCTTCCGGCGTGCAGATTACCGAGGCCGGAGACGTAGGCGTGCACGCGTTTAACGGCGGCCACGTTGAATGCCCGGGCATTAGCGTTTCGCTTACAGCAGATACCGGTAATTCTCTGGGCAATGGCATCATGGCCGAACTGGGCGGCACGATATCCTGCGAAGGGGCGTTCTGTAATGAAAACGCCAACTGGGGGATATGCGGATCAAGCAATGGCGTCGTATGGGCACTCAACAGCAATGTCACGGCCAGTACGTCTTACGGCATTATGGCCCGTATGGGTGGCACCGTGCTTGTGTCTGGCGGGGATGGCGGAAAATCTTTTGTTACAAGCGGGTCCAAACAGGGCATTCGTGCGGAAACAGGAGGGCATGTCGAGGCAATAGGCAGCGTGGAAGTTTATTCCAACGGCCTGGACGGCATATCGGCAAATGGAGGCACCATCGAATGCACGGGGGCTTCCGTGACAAATAACGGCGGCATCGGGGTTGTCGCGCGTAATGGTGGAAGGGTCTATTACACCTCCATCACAAACTCCGGGAACACAGGTGGCGCGACATATGCCGACAGCATTTCCGTGGTAGGGGCCGCTTACGGCTGATGGCCATGAGATCAGAAGGAACGCCAGCCGGGCCGCGCCCTGCCATTGCATACCGTCCAGCATTCGCAGCCGGGATCATCTCGCCCATGCTGCGCTTCCGATCGGATATGGAGAAATGGCAGACCGGCGCGTGCCAGTTGACCAACTTCTTCGTGCATGTGCAGGGCGGCGCCAGCAACCGATCTGGAACGCAATATATCGGCGCAGTGAAGGACGCGGCCAACCTGCCGCGCCTTGTGCCGTTCGTCTACAACAACACGCAGTCCTACGTGCTGGAAATGGGGAATGAATACATCCGCTTCATTTCCAGCGGCGCGTACCTGACCAACGCCGATGGCAGCGTGTATGAAGTCGCTACCCCCTATGCCGTGGCGGACGTGTGGGGCATCCGATGGGTGCAGTCGGCGGACGTGCTGACCATCGCGCACCCGTCCTACCCCCTCTACAACCTGTCACGCAGTGGCGAGACGGACTGGACGCTGTCCGAGGTTTCGTTTGCCGCTGGCATCGATGCGCCCGGCACCGTCAGCGCGACGGCCACGAACGGCAATGCAGGCAATACCGGCACCACACCGGGCATATCATCCGCGACCTATGAATACGTGGTGACGGCGGTTTCCATCGCGCTGAACAGCGAAAGCAACGTGTCAGCGGTGGCGTCAGTCAACAACTACAATATCGGCTATTACACCCAGTACGGGAACTACAACACCGTCAACTGGTCCGAAGTGTCGGGCGCGGATTATTACAACATCTACCGAAAATATGCCGGGTCGTACGGTCTGATCGGGTCAACAACAGACCTGACGTTTCAGGATACCGATTACGAACCGGATACGGCCATCGGTCCGCCCACGCATGAAGACCCGTTCAGCGACGGTAACAACCCGTCCTGCGTGTCATACTTCCAGCAGCGCCGGGTATTCGGCGGATCAACGGCGGACCCGCAGACCATCTGGATGACGCGCTCGGGCAACTACACCAACATGGATGTGGCGAACCCGGTCAAGGACGATGACGCCATCACGGCCACCATTGCATCCCAGCAGGTCAACCAGATCAGGCATATCGTGCCCATGGCGGACCTGATCATCTTCACGGCAGGCAGCGTGTGGAAGGTGAGCGGGGGCGATGCGGGCAAGGCCATCACGCCAGCGGATGTAACGGTCACGCCACAGATGTTCGTGGGCGCGGCCGACACGCTGCCGCTGCCCATCGACCAGGACGTGCTGTTTGTCGAAAGCAAGGGCAGCCATGTCCGTGACCTGCAGTATGACTATTACGCTGCCGTCTATAACGGCAACGACCTGTCGGTTCTGGCAGACCATCTTTTCTATGGATACACCATAGACGACTGGCGGTTCGCACAGTTCCCGTTCAATATTGTGTGGGCGGTGCGATCGGATGGCACGCTGCTGGGCCTGACCTATCTGAAGGAACAGCAGATATGGGCGTGGCACCAGCACACCACGACCAACGGCAGGTTCACCGCCGTCACGGTCGTGCCGGAAGAAACCGAAAACGGCGTTGTTGAGGACACCGCCTATTTCGTGGTTGAGCGGACGATCAACGGCAAGACGGTCGCCTATGTCGAACGCCTGCATACACGCCAGCTTGGGGAAGCAAATGCCGATATTACCAGGGCATGGTTCGTGGATGCCGGTCTGCAATATACGGGTGCGTCTGTCACCACGGTCTCCGGCCTGAACCATCTGGAAGGCGAGACTGTTTCCGCCTGCATTGATGGCAGGGGGTATACCGGCCTGACCGTCACGAACGGCGCAGTCACCCTGCCGGTGACGGGCAGCACGGTCACGGTCGGCCTGCCGATCGCAGCGCACCTGCAATCCCTGCCGCTGGACCTTGGGCAGCCCCCGCAGTTCAGTCGCCGCAAGCGCGTCAGCAAGATCTACACCATGCTCTACAACACGGCCGGAATCGAGGTCTCGACCGATAATGGCGCCCGCACGCGCCCGGTCGGAAGTGCTGCCACATCCGGCACGCTGTCGTCAGATGTGCAGTTCGTCATCCCGGCCGCCAACTGGGACCAGTATGGCAAAGTGGACGTGTTCCAGAATTACCCGCTGCCCTGCACGGTGACGGGTCTGGATGTCGATGTCGAGGTTGGCAATTGATCACCATCCGCGCCGCCGTGCCGGATGATGCCGACCTGATTGCGCCCGTCCTGCGCCCGGCGGACCGGCTTGAAATCGCCCGCACGTCGCCGCTTCCCGTGGCCATGTCCGTCCGCCACAGCATCGCACATTCCGCCGTGACGGCGATCATGCTGGATGGTGACCGCCCCCTTGGCGTGTTCGGCCTGGTCGAGCCAGTTCTGCTGGACCCGTCCATCGGCTGCCCGTGGATGATCGGCACCATCCACCTTGCCCGGCACCGCAAACTGTTCCTGCGCGAAACCCGGCGATGGGTGCAGGAATGGCAGCGCACCCACACCGTACTAACAAACCGGGTGGATGCGGAATATTCGCAGGCCATCCGCTGGCTGCGCTGGCTTGGCTTTACCATCCATGACCCGGAGCCTGTCGGCGTTGGCGGCGCGCTGTTCTGCCGTGCGGAAATGAGGGGATAGCATGGGTGTCGCATCGGCGGCGATGGGGGCCGGTGGCTCCCTTCTTGGTGGCGTCGGCTCCATCCTCGGCGGCATATCCGAAGCCAGTCAGGACAAATACGAAGCCCGCATTGCCCAGCAGAACGCCAACATGGCCGGGCGCGATGCGGATGTGGCGCTGGATCAGGGCGATGTGGCAGCCCAGCGTGCGTATCAGCAGGGCGCGCAGCAGCTTGGCGCACAGCGTGCGCAGATGGCAGCCAATGGCGTCACCCTGAACAATGGCTCTGCGTTGGACGTGCAGAACGCCACGGCCATGACCACGGGCCAGAACGTCGCGGGCATCCAGTATAACGCCAACGCCCGCGCGGTGGATTACCGCAATCAGGTGGTCAATTTCGATAACGAAGCGGCGGCGGATAAAAAGGCCGCAAGCAGCGCAATCCTTGGCGGCGCGATGGGTGCGGCCGGAAGCCTGATCGGTGGCGCCAGCCAGTTTGCGGACAAATGGGACGACATGAAGGACAGCGGCGCACTTGAAGGCGGCGGTGAAGATGCAGGCATGTCCAATGCCTTCGCGGGCACTGGCGTCAATATTTCCGGGTGGTAACTGATGGCTGATCCGATCTTCACGCCCGGCAGCGAACTGCCCAGCGAAATCCCCAATGGCTACCTTGAGGCCAACGCAAAGCCCGGCGCGTTCGGCGGCAACATTGCCGAAGGGTTCTCCCGCATAGGCGAGGGGATGAACCAGGCATCCGAAAGCCTTGGCCAGATGGCCCAGCGCCATGCGCAGGAAGACAACCTGACCGCAGTCAGCGCGGCCATGAACACCTTTCAGGCCCATGTCCGCACGGCGCAGTATGGCGATCCGGACGCGCAGGACGGCACGCCAGAGGCGGCAGGCTATTTCGGCACGCAGGGCAAGGCCGCCGTGGACAGCCTTGGTCAGGCCACGCAGGATATCAACACCTACCGCCAGAGCCTGATGCAGGGCATGAACGCCGATCAGGCCCGCGCCTTCCAGCAGGCCAGCACGCAGTTCCAGACCGGCGCGTTCAACGCCATGTATGAACATGCCGGACGCCAGCGGCAGGCGTATCAGGATGATGTCCTGAAGGACAGCCTGACCAACGCGGCCAGTACAGGCGCGGCCAATCTGGACAACCCGGCGGCATTCGGCGGCGCGATCAATACGGGACGCAACCTGATACAGGCGCGGCTGGCGCTGCAGGGCGTGCCGATGGACAGCCCCATCGCGCAGGCCAAACTGCAGCAGTGGAACGACCAGTTCTTCACGCAGGCTGCCCAGTCCGCGACCAATAACAACGATGCGATAAAGGCCCAGAGCATCCTTGACGCCAATCAGGGGCACATGTCCGCTCCGGCCTACGCGCAGGCATCGGAACAGAACCGCCCGCACCTGTACCGCCAGCAGGGCACGATGGGCTATCATGCGGTATCGGGTGAACCGGAAACGCAGGCCGTAGCCATTCCGCAGGGAACGGACCCGGACGCGACATTCGCCGCCATGATCCATCTGGAAAGCGGCGGCCAGCAGACGGACGCCAGAGGCAATCCGATCACATCGGGCAAGGGCGCTGTTGGCCGGGCACAGCTCATGCCCGATACGGCCCGACAGGTGGCGCAGTCGGTCGGGCTGCCGTGGGATGAAAACCGCTTCCGTCAGGATGGGGCCTATAATCAGGCGCTGGGACAGGCCTATTTCAGCCAGCTATGCCAGAAATATGGCGGGAACCAGACACTGGCCTGCGCAGCCTACAATGCGGGTCCGGGCAACGTGGATAAGTGGATCAGGCAGAATGGCGATCCGCGCACGGGCGGCATCAGTGACGCGGACTTCGTGGCGGCCATTCCGTTCAACGAAACCCGTAATTACGTCTCCCGCGCTGGCGCCGCGCAGAACGCGCCCAATGATCCGCCATCCCACACCGCGCCGGACTGGAACGCGCGCGAGGTCGCCATCTCGAAACTGCCCATCGCGGACGAGGCCAAGACCTACGCCTATTCGCTGCTCAGCCGTGACAAATCCATATGGGAAGCCACAACCGCAACCCAGCGCGGGCAACTGGCTGACAGCCTGCGCGATCTCGGTTCGGCCTACGCCCACGGCAACACCACCAACGACATCCCCGAAGCCCAGATCCGGCAGTTGCAGGAACCCGATCAGGCCGAGCGCACCATTCAGGGCCTGCAGGTCATGCGGCAGGGCGCGGACGAAGCCAACGTCCTGCGCTTTGCCCCGCCCGATCAGGTGGCTGCCGCCATGCAGCGCGATACCGACGCCATGCGCAATGGCGAGGATATTGGCAGTTACCAGCGGCGTGTGCAGGTGGCGAGCATGCGTAACGCCGTCATCACCCAGCGCATGGAGGCAATGAAGAAAGACCCCGCCACCTACGTTGCCAGTTCCCCCGCCATGCAGCAGGCGGCGCAGGCCGTGCAGGCAGCGCAGCAGTCGGGCGATCCCGCGCAGATGGCGCAGGCGCAGCAGGCTTACGCCGCACAGAGCATGGCCATGCAGCATTACCTTGCGCCCAGCCAGACGCCCCGCATCCTGACAAACGATCAGGTTCAGGCGCTTTCTCAGAAGATTTCCAGCGCTGACCCGGCCAGGGAAGATATCGGCCAGACCATGGACGGCATGGCACGGCAGTATGGGCAGCAATGGCCGAAGGCATTTGGCGAACTGGTCCAGTACGGCAAACTTCCGCCCGACTATCAGGTGCTGGCGAACATGGACACGGCGGACCAGACCATGGCCCGCGCCGATTTCCAGCGCGCATTGCAGGCGGGGACCATGCCGCAGTTGCAGGAGGCAGCCGGGCAGGCAGCCAGTAACATCCTGCCCAAGGGCGGCGATGACCCGGTGGAGGACCAGCTTGCCGCCTTTCGTGCCACCACCGTTAACAGCAGCGGGGGCGATGCGCTCTATCGCACCGTGCATGATGCGACCAAACGGCTGGCGCTCTATTACATCGCGCACGGGCAGGACAGCAGCACGGCCCTGACCAACGCGGTTGATGGCATCATCAACAGCAAATACGACATTTCCGGCAGCATGCGCGTGCCCAAGGGCATGCTGCCCGCCGCGCGCACGGCTACGGCCAGTGTCCTGTCATCGCTCAGGCCATCCGACCTCGCCCCGATCCCCGGCACGGCGCCGGGCCTGACCGATCGGGACCGCAGGGATTTCGGCATCAGCGCCGCACGCGCAGGCGGCCAGTGGGTGCCGAACAATGACGAAAGCGGCCTTGTTCTGGTCATCCCGCCACGCAACGGGGCCACGCCCTATGTCATGCGCCGCAAGGACGGCAGCCCGGTCACGGTCACATTCGATGGCATGCGCTCCGGACAGTATGGCAAGGGCGGCGGTTCCGCGCCGTATCCGGGTTCCCTCAACACCGTGCAGTCAGGGGGACTGGGCTGATGCCGTTCATCAGTGGCGATCCGATCGAAGCCGCATCCGTCCAGCAGCAGGGCACGGACAACATGCCGTCCACGCTGGGGCAGACCCTTGGCGCCGCCGTCTCGGAAGGCATCCATGATACGCCGGTTATGGGCATTGCCGACTGGGTGCGCCATCGCGCGCAGGCACTGGACCCCAACATCCTGACAGCCGATCAGGCCAACAGCCGGTATCAGGCGCCGGGCCTGAAGTTCAGCGCGCCGGTATCGGATGCGCTGGCCAATGACCTGTACCAGCAGAAACATGCGCAGGCCGTCCGGCAGGCCACCATGTCCAGCGGGCCGGGCGGCATACTGGGCGGGACGGCCCGGATTGGTGGCGGCCTTCTGCCGCAGTTCCTCGATCCGCTGAATGTCGCTTCGGCCTTCGTGCCGGGTATGGGGGAGGCCCGCGCGGCATCCATCCTTGGCCGGTTCGGTGTTGATAGCAGTCTGGCAGCCCGCGGGCTGGCTGGTGCCACGCAGGGCATGGCCGGACAGGCTGCGCTGGAACCGCTGGATTACGGCATCTCGCAGGACGAGCATAACGACTGGACCATGGGGCAGGCGCTGACAAACGTGGCGTTTGGCGGCCTGCTGGGCGGCGGCATGCACATGGCGTTTCCGGCGCGTGAACTGGAAAAGGCCCAGCCGACCAAGGACACGGCCCCCACGCTGGATGACATGGCCAACCCGGTATCCGACCGGATGGAAAGCCTGTCGCCCGAGGCGCGAAACGTCGCGACGAATGAGGCCATAGCCGCCCTGGCGCAGGACCGCCCCAACGTGGTGGGCGAACTGACGGATGCGATTGACCCCGAAGGGGCAGGGCAGGAAATCCCCACGCAGGCGCAGGATCAGGCGCAGGGAATGGATGATCGGCCATGGCCGCCGACGCGGCCCGAGGATGTTCCGGGCACACCGCTTGATGCGCCGGTGCAGGTCGGCACCTTCCCCGAAGGTATTGCGGGCCATTCCTCACTGCCGATCGAGATGGAGGAAGGATGGCATGATTTCAGCACGGATCGTGGCGTGGGACGTATTCATGTGGAAGCACGTCATGCGCCACAGATACGCGCCCTTGGATACCCAGATGCAGAAAGCTACGTGCGCGATATTCTGGCGAACCCGGATGAAATCCGGCGCGATCATCACAATGGATCATTTTTCTTTGTTCGACGCGGACCGCTGAATACATCGGACGCAGAACATGACTCAGGCATCGTGCACCTTCAGAAGGAAGGGAACAGTTACCGGATCGGGACAGTCGCGCCTTTCAAGACGCGATATTTGAAGAAGAGGGAATTGCTCTGGCAGTCGGATCGCAGCACCGACACACTTCCAACCAGACAGGAAGCCCCCTCGCAAGCCGCTGCGCGCGTAATGCCTGGTACGCCAGCGGTGGGGAGCGATAGGGTCCAGAGTGCCGCCAGTATACTGACCGATGCATCCCACCGCAAGATCCTTGAAGATACGCCGGACATCACATCCTCCCGTCGATCGGTGGACCAGACCGAAGCCGCTGCCCCGCAGGTAACGGGCGGCACGGCAGATGACGAACTGGCGCAGGCCCGCGCCGCAGTGGATGACGCCAGCCGCCGCCTTGGCATGGCCACGGATGGCGAAGGGAAGATGGCCATGCCCGAAGGCATGACGGACGAGGACCGCAAGGCGCTGGACGACATCCATGAACAGACACAGCGCGCTGAAGGCGATGCCCGCGCGTATGAAGCCGCCGCAGGCTGCATGATCGGGAATATGAAGAATGGCTGACAGATCATATCGCCACTGTTTCGAGACCGCCGCGCGCGCCGCGGGCCGCGCCCTGTCCGAAGATGAACTGCATGAGGTGTTCGCCAGCACCCAGCGCCGCATGGACCGCCTGATGAGCGAAGGCATGTCGCCGCAGGACGCCGCGCGCGAGGCCGGTCGGCAGCTTGGCATGGAACGCCGCGCCGCCTCCCTGATCGAGGAACGCAACCAGAAGATCAACCTTTCCCGCCGGTCCGAGATCATGGCCCGCCTGACCGAAGGCGAGGAAGCGCAGGCGCTGGAAGGCATCATCGCCGGACGCGAGAACACGCAGCGCGGGGCCGCCCTGTCGGTTGCGGCCACGACACACGCTCTGGTTGCGGATGTCATGGGCCCGCTGGTGACGGACCTCGACCGCGCCGGGCTGCTCAGGGCCGTGACCCGCCGCAACCATGACTTTGACCGCGACATCGCGCGTGAGATGTGGAGGCTGGATGACCCGGCATCCGGCGCGGCCACGGGTAACGAACACGCCCGGCAGGCCGCCGAGATCCTGCACCGCCATCAGGAAAAGGTCCGCGCCCTGCAGAACGAGGCCGGGGCGTGGATCGGCAAACAGGAACACTACGTCACCCGCCAGAGCCACGACATGTGGAAGATCCGGGGCAATGGTGGCGAGGAAGATTACCGGGCATGGCGTGACAGCATCCTGCCCAAGCTGGACCCACGCACGTTTGACCGGCTGGATGCCGATACCAGCGAGGAACATTACCTGCGCGCGACATGGCAGGCGCTGGCATCGGGCGTGCATGAAAGCGCCAACGGATCGGACTGGCTGTCCGGGTTCAGGGGACCGGCCAATGCTGCCAAACGCGCCAGCCAGGAACGTAGCCTGATGTTCAGATCGGCCGATGACTGGCTGGCCTATAACGAACAGTTTGGTCAGGGCAATGTGCTGGACAGCGTGATGCAGGGCATGGAGCGCGGCGCACGCAACGCCGCCGTCATGCGCACGCTGGGCACCAACCCGCGCGCCATGTTCGACCATGTGGCCGACCGGGCCATAGCCACGGCCAAGGACCGCAACGACTTCAAGACGGTAGACAAACTGCGTGGGCTGAAGGATGGCGCGCTGGTCGATGTGGTGACGGGCCGTGCGGCCGCGCCGCAGAACAAGACCATTGCCGCCATCGGGGCCTACCTGCGCTCCTATCAGGCCATCACCAAGCTGGGTGGGGTGGTGCTGTCCTCGCTGCCAGACATTGCGGTCACGGCGTCCGTGGCCCGGCATAATGGCATACCGCTGCTGGAAAGCTACATGAACGCGCTGAAAAGCGTGGTTCCCGGCACGCTCAGCAAGGGCACGCGCAACCGGCGCCAGATCGCGCACATGATGGGCGTGGGGATTGATGGCACGCTGGGCGCGATCATGACCCGCTTTCATGGTGAAGACGGCCCGCTGGGCAAGATGGGCCGCACCGTGCAGTTCTTCCACCGGCTGAACGGCCTGCAATACTGGACCGATGCCATGAAGGAAGGGTTCGGCACCATGCTGACCCACAATCTCGGGCGCAATGCAGGAAAGGATTTCAGCGGCCTGCACCCGAAACTACGGCAGTCGCTGACGCGCTACGGCATTGATGAAGCCGAATGGAACGTGCTGCGCGGCACGGCGAAGGAAGCGGCAGATGGCAACATGCATATCCTGCCAGCCGAACTGGATCACCTGACCGAGGACGACCTGAAACCCCTGCTGCGCGACAACATCACCCACGATGAAGCCCGCAACGAATTGCAATCCAAGCTGTCCTCCTACATCATCGACCAGGTGCGCGAGGGCATGACCGAAATCGACCCGCGCACGCAGGCGCTGATGCAGGGCAGCTACGCCGCCGCCGACCGGGTGAACCCGGTGCTGGGGCAGGCCATGCGCATGTTCATGCAGTTCAAGTCATTCCCGCTTACGCATATCCGGCGCGTATGGGGCAGGGAGGTCACGCGCGACGGCGCGGACGTGGCGGGCATCGCGCACCTGATCGTGGCCACGACCGTTCTGGGCTACGTCGCCATGAGCCTGAAAGCGATGACTGTGGGCAAGGAACCGCGTGACCCGGCCGACTGGCGCACGGTGCTGGCCGCAATGGTTCAGGGGGGCGGGGCAGGGATCTACGGTGATTTCCTGTTTGGCGAACAGAGCCGCATGGGCAACTCGACCCTTGAAACCTTATCTGGGCCGTTCTTCAGTGACTTCAGCAATTTCATGAAGCTTTACAATAACACGCGCGACCTGACCTTGGGGACGGCTGACGCCCCAAAGGGCAAGACGTTCGAGATGAACCTGTTGCAGGAAGCCCGACGGGAACTGCCGTTCGGCAACCTGTTCTACACCCGCGCCGCCCTCGATTATCTGGTGTTTTATCGGTTGCAGGAAATGATGAACCCCGGATACCTCAGGCGCTACCAACAGGGCATCCAGCAGAATCAGGGACAGAAGTTCTGGCTGTCGCCTGGCTGGAACCCTTATCAGGCTATGGCAGTTCAGTAAGCCTATTGTACAGATACCTATGAGGCTGTAGAATCTCCGTATGGAGGGTAATATGCCAAGTGCTTCATTCTGGGCGATGGCGTCGTCGGTTATATGCGCCTATTGCTGCGGTATCGTATATCGCGAGCTTTCAAAAGTTCTAAAAATTGCGAACGAATTACGTGAACAGCGCACCCTGATGGATAAGCTCCTGTCTGAAAGGGAACATGACCGGGATGGGATGGCGTAGACCCTTTCCTCAATCCGCGAGGGCAGGAGACGCTTGTCTGTTTCCGTTTTTTCTCCGTCTTTCCGCATCATTGATATGTTGAGCGGAAGCCACGTGACGGTTTCAAGTTTCTTTCCTGATCCATAAAAGACTTCAGCGGAATTGCGGACGTTCTCGATGATCTTCACGTCATCAGGACGGCACACGCTGATAGCCTCGATATCCAGCCGCCGGTTCAGATTATTGGTAATATTAAAATCAATTTGCAAGATTTGGCCGATCTTTGGGTATTCTACCCATATCGCGCGACATTCTATGACTGGCTTCATGGCTGCATCCGGCTTTTTGTAGACGGCATATGCTATGAAGGTGCTGGCAGTTGTACAAGCTGCAGCGATCCAGTTCGTTATCTCACTCATCCCTTAATCGTGGCGGGACGGAGGGAGTCGCGTCAACGCACCTCACCGTTGATCAAAAAGGGAAGCTGGCTGAACGGCCCGATGTGCATTGGTGATTGTTGGATAGCTGACCACTGCCGCCGCTAGCAGTGCCAGCGCCAGAAAGACTATTTTCTTTATCATGCTGGCCTCCCTTTAGATGAGAGGGAGTCTTAACTGGCGCACGTATCCGGTGCGTGTCTGGATAATCTCATTTTGTATCTGGCAGATAAGGAAATCTTTAAGGAGAGAGTGACGCACCGGTAGGGCCTCCCGGGAACCCTGCATGGCGATCCGGCCCGAAAACCGTCCTACGGCTGGGAGAATTACACCGTGTCACGGCGCGTCATGATGAGGATGGCATCATTGGTTGTGCAGGAGAAGGGGGATGTGGCTACTCCGCGCCCCATCCAACTCCCGCCGACTTAATGTCATCCTTGCCATTACTCACAACCCCACAGCCTGCCGGAGCATGTCATTCGCACGCCTCTGCCATCCGGGACCGTCAGCTTTCAGGCGCTCTACAAGGTCCGGATCCAGACGCATGGAAACCAGCTGTTTGGTCGGTGCCTTCTGTGGCCCACGCACCCTGCTGACAGAGGCCAGTTCTGGCACAGCAGACCGGGCAGGCTGGGCATTGCGGAAATCTGCTGCGGTCAGTTCGGGGCTATCGAGGTCTGATGCAATGCCCCGGTTGATCCGGGCATCTTCTTCATCGGTCGGCATGATGAATTCAGGTTTGCGCGGCATAGAGCGTTGCCTCCCGTTTGTTTGCCTTGCGCAGGCTGATAATGCGGACAACACGCGTTTCAATGCTGAACACCAGCACATGAAGGCGGAGATTGATTGGCGCGACGGCGCAGAGCCGAGGTTCGCTGGAACTGCGACTGGCAAACACCAGTGCTACATCCCATTCGAAATCCTCAGCGGTAACAAAGTCCACGCCATGCTTTTCGATATTGCTCTGGCGCTTGGCTTCGTCCCAATCGCATCTCATTCAGATTGTATATACGATAAAGAGCATAAGATCAATTTAATTGTAGATACAATTTGCGTGAAATCCGGAAGGCCGCCTGCCGCTAAATTTTAGAGCAGCCTTTCCAGATGCTTCCGCGCCAACGCCCGGAAATGCGCCTGCTCGGCGGGCATTGCGTAATCTTCTGATATTACGGAATCAACACCGGGCTGGCGCTTTGTGGCAGTCGTCTGACTACTACATGGCCTATGCAGGTGATGCAGATTGAAGAGCTTTTGCCAGGCGTTCTACGTCTTCGAGGGTGCTGGATATGGGCGGTGTGCAGTCCTGCTATTCTATCAGTCTGCTCAATCTTGGTTTCAGGTTTTTTTGTCGCTATCCTTTCTCTTTCCTTCATCTTTTTTAACTTTGAAAAGGCCGGTTAGGACTATTGCAACCAGTCCAATAGCACTTGCTGCCGTACTGCCGATCAATGTTGTCAGCGGCGTATTTCCAATATGGAAACCACTCGATCTTAGCTCGATATTCCAAAAATGATCGCTATGATAATGAAGATCTACTTTTGGAGAAAAACCTTGAAGGAAAATTATTGCTAAGCAACAGAAAGAAAACCACCAAAGATAACTCAATACATCATCACTAAATTTTCTTTTTATTTTTCTGTCTTGTCTTGATGATTTCAACTCATCAAGAAGTCGCTCTTTTTCTCTTTCTCGTTTTGCTTTGCTGTCTGCAATTGCGGCCTCTCGAGCTTCGGCCTCTAATTGTCTGGCAAAGGCAGTAACAAAATCGGCCACATTGCCATTGTCTTTATCAGGATTCTTTTCATCACCCGCAGAACTACCTCCCGGAGGGGAGGCAGTTTCGCTATCTTCTGATAATTCTGCTGCTGGGCCTATAAAAGAAAGGTCAGGTTGATCCTGAGTTGTGGACATAAAGAATCAAGACTTTTCTTTTTCTATATTTTTATTTTTTAAATATTTGTAATGTTTTTTTATAACTTCGTTATTTATTGTCGAAAATGGGCCATCTGTTTTCATTACTTGAGACCACGGAGTGTCGGGAAGATGCGTGATCCTAGATAAAGCGCTTCCAGATAAACTTCCATATTTCTTCCATACTGTATCTAGGAGTTTAGACTCTGCTCGTGTCAAACACCCAGAAATCACATCCCCTCGTTCTTCCTTGAATGGAGAAGAGTTGTTTTCTCGAATTAGGGCAGTCACTGAGCCAGCACCATATCTTTTCAAATCTTGATACAGGTCTGGATAAACCGGACCGTATGGCCAAGTTTGTGGCTGCTGTTCAATTAACGGCGCATCTAACGCCACGAGTCCCCATCCATGAGCAATATATGGAAGCTTCTGGAGTTGCATATTTGTCAGTCCACACTCATCTCTGCGTGCGCGTTTGAGGAACTCGTTAGCGATCGCCGCAACATTATGATTAGGCATCACATGACCTCCCTGACTAAATGCCTCCACAAAACTCTTTCGACACGAAAAGCTCGGGATACGCTCTCACGTCCAAACCCAAGCTCTGTCGGTCTTGCCCGTCGCGCATGAATGCACCCGTGCAAAACTGTTTTCGCATACAACGCCATTCATGCGTCTGAGGATACACCCTAGCAGCCTGTCGGGTTGGGCATTTTGCGGCTGATAACGCCGAGGCTGACCCGGCTTATGCTGCCTGAAGCCGT